GCCGTCACGTTCCCGAACAGCGACCGATACGGCGGGTACTGCGGCAGGTCCACCGACGTCGTCACCACAATGTCAGCGGAAGACGTCGTCGGGTACAGGTTCGTGGCGTTCGCGAACCACAGCGCCACGATCGCAGCGTCAGCTGTCGGAGTCCCGCCCCCGTAGTCCCCGCCGGCCACAGCCGACAGCGACCACACCTGCCCGGACGTCACCGGGATCGGCGACGAGTACAGGTAGTGGACCGACGCCTGGCCGGAGTACACGCGCGCGACAAGGTCCCCGTCCGGCGCCCCAATCACGTCCGTCACCGTCGCCGATGACGCGCCGGAGATGTCCGCCGAGAACCAGTCCGTGGGGAACGATCCTGCCGGGGACTCCTCGAACGAGGGGTTGAGGACGGAGTTCGAGCCGGCCCCGATTACCCGGCCCTGCGCAATCCAGGAAGCATCCTGCCGCAGCACCTGCACCACAGTGCCCGGCGCCGGCGGCGTGATCGCGGTCGCTGTGAACGGGCCCAGGAACGCCACCGGCACAGTCGTCCCGCCGATGTCCACGAACATCGAGTTCGGGGTAGCAGCGACCACGGTCCCGATCCGTGACTCGGTGAACCGGCCATCCTCGGGGACCGGTGTCGGGCTAGTCATCGAAACGCACCCCCAGAGCCCACAGCGTCAGACCGTAGACGATCACATCCGCCGCGTTCCCGGTGTGCCGAGTCCGGACCGTCAGAACGTCTCCGACCGACAAGAACGCGATGTCCCGCCACGTCACCTTGTCTCCGTTCACCGAACCGTCGAACCCGTTGCCCTGGGTTGAGAGAGGGTCCCCGTTCACCAGGGTTTCGCAGCGCAGGCCGATGATCCCCGGCGCCGGCGGCTGTGCTAGGCAGGTTCCGCCGATCATGTACCAGCCGGCCCGGTTCACCCGGATCACATCCGACACCGTGTCCGCCATGCCGGCGTTGTCGAAGTTCGGTGTCCCGCTCAGGAAGTGATCGACCTGGTTGCCGGCCGTGTTGTCTGCCGACGGCACGGACACCGCCGGCGGGTTCGTCAGCTGGTTCGTGATCCGGTCGGCGAGTTCCTGCACCGCAGTGTCCGTAGCAATCGCCAGATCACGGAGCTGCGCGATGTCCGACGCATCCTTGACCAGCGGCGGCGCGCAGACAGGGAAGGGCAGGCCGAGGCAGTCAGTTGTGTCCACGTGCGTTCCTCTCCGCCAGGAGCGACTTACTCGGGCGCCGCTCACGGTCTCGGCGGCGAGCGCACTCCCTGCACCGGCGCTTGCCGCTTTTGACCGTGATCACGTTGTAGCCTTCCATGGCGTGCCCATGCTGGCAGTATCCCGTACGAGCTGTGATGGCGGACGGCGCCATACCTCGGGCTGTGTTGACGCGTGGCGGTACCGCTTCGAGGTGGAGCGGGTTGACGCAAGCGCGGTTGCGGCAGAGGTGATCGATCCAGAGCCCTTCCGGGATCGGGCCGTAAGCGATGGTGTAGTACCAGCGGTGTGCGTACCAACCTTTCTTGTCTCGGCTGAGCTGCCCGTATCCGTTCGGTCGGATGTAGCCAGGGAACTTGATGCAATCATCCATGCCCTGATCGTACCTGGGTACGGCATTAGCTCACGGTCGCTTGCGAGCGCACGAACGCGCGCGTACTCAGGTTCATCACTCCCGGCGCCAGCGGATACGTGATCGTGTCGATGACCTGCGTTGACGATACCCCGCGGGACTCAAGCCGTACGGTGTCCCCCGGCTCGAGGCTGTAGTCCGGGACCATGCCGACCGTCCACGAAGACGACAGGGCCGTAGCGGCCTCGAGCTGCGCCCGCGCGTACGTCGTAGCCTGTCCCTGCGTCAGCGGCGTCTGGACCTTGATGATCTGCGACACGCGGCCGAACGGCCCCCCGAACATCGTCGGCGACGCAGGGTTGAGGTCCGTGGCCGTCACCCGGAACGGCACCCCGCCATCGAACCGCTCCACCACCACAGTCACACTGTTCGCGGCCCCGTCCCGGGTGATGGCCGGTACCCCGGTCACAAGCAGTCCGCCCGGGCCGTCCGTGATCGTCTGCACGATCACACCAGTGTCGTACGGGTACGCGCGGACAACGAACGAGCCTTCCCCGAGCGCGTACCAGCGGCCGCCGAGCGCCCCCGCAAGCGTGTCGATTGCCTGACCCCGGTCCTCATCCCACGTCAGCTTAGGGGTCTGCGCATCCGCGACGTCGTTCGTCCCGAACACGGCAGACGGCAAAGCCTCGGAGATGAGCCGGCGGATCTGGTTGAGCACGGTCACGTTGTCGGAGTTCCGCGGGGACTGGAACCGGAACCCGATGACGTCGGCCGCCAGATCGTCGACGCGCGCGGTGACGTCCCCGTTCGCGTTCCTGGTGAGGTCCCCCACCCGCCCGGTGATCAGCGGGAACGTCTCCTTTGACCCGTCTCCGAACTCCATCCCCCCGCGGATCTTCACTACCGTCTGGTATGGGGTGAGGACGGACGTCGCAGACGTAGGCCAGAACTCCGGCCCCAGGTTAAACGTCCCGGACCGGGTCACGCGGTGTGTCAGGGCAGCCTGGACGGAGCCGCCGAAGATGGGCACGTCGTTCTCCAGCAACGCCCCGCCCGGGCCCGCGTACAGGTCCGCCTCGAAGGCCAGTTTGTGCGGCGCGTGGATCGCTGCCTTGTACTGCGTGCTCGCCGTCAGCATCAGACCGTCGCATGGAAGTTGTCGAAGAAAAAGTTGATGGGCAGCGGGTTCGTGAACCCGGCCGTGGTCGTCGAGCGAACCCCGACGTTCGCCGGCAGGGTGAGATCCGGATCGGACGCCGTCACCATCCAGCCGGCCGGCTCCGCACCGGACGTCAGCCACACCTTCGCCATCAGGTTCGTCCCGTCCACCCGGAACCGCATCGTGTAGATCGCGTTCGCCACGTACACCAGACCGGTGGCGAGGAACGCAAGCTGTGTCTCCGCGTTCGCGATGCGCTTGCGCACCGCAAGCGTGATTGCGCCACCGACCGCTACCTGGCAGCGGGCCATGTAGAAATCAGCCGTCGAGAGCGCGCGCGCGACGACGAACGGGAAGAACTGGCCCCCGGTGAGCGGCACCGCGTCGATGGCCCAGTCGCACGTCACCGTGACGTCTGCGGTAGGCCACGGCGCCAACGACGTCATCGTGACACCAGCCGCGCCATGCGATTGCACGCCGCGGGTGCCGTTGACGGAGTAGTTCGCGCCGGCCCCGCCGGTCGTTGTCCACACCTGCCCGGTGTCCGCGGTCCCCCACCCGCCAGCGACCACACGCGTGAACGTGTCCCGGAACGGCACAACCGGCGACGTCGCCCCGCCCGGGCACGTCGCGGTGCCGGCCGCGATCTCTCCCCACGTCGCCCCAGAGGCGGTCATATCCGCGAACGTCGGCCACACCGATTGGACCGCGCACCAGTTCGCGCACACTGTGCCCTGTTGCGGGCCCGTGGGCCGGTCGACCGCCGTGAATGGCGCTTCCCACACCCGGTGCGGCTTGCGCTGGTCAACCGCCAGGTACTCCTCCACTAGATCGCCGGGCTGCACGATGACGTCCGGGAACCCGTAGACCGCAGGCAACTGGAGCTGGAGCGGGCCCCCGCCGGCGAACAGCGTCTCGACGGAATCCTTGGCGGCGAGGGACTTCGAGAAGAGCTTCATGCTGCCATCGAGCCGCTTGCGGACGCCATAGATGTCCGCGGGCACGCGCGCGTTGTAGACGTCGAACAGGTTCGCGTCGGCCCGGTACGTTTTGTTACCCAGGCCGGCCCACACCAGGAACGGGGCGCCAGGGTTGCACACCGCGTCGAGAGCCTGGCTAGCGTTCGGACAGAACTCGAATTCCAGGTTTGCCCACGGGCGCAGCGGGTCCTTGACGAGCACGGTGCCCGTCGAGGCTTCCGTGAACGGTCCCTGCACGATCTGCGTGCCGCCCGGTGACCCGGTCCACCGGTACCAGATAGCGACGTCAAGCGGGGCCGTGGTGTCGTAGTACGAACCCATCTGGCCGAGCAGGTCAACGGTGTCCAGAAGTGTCCAGGGGCCCGTCGCGGACGCGCCCCGTTCGACCGTGGCCGTGGTCTGCGTGCCCGGCGCGGCAGTGAAGTCGACCGTCAGGTAGACGATTCCGTCCGCCATCAGCGGCGCACCCCCTGGATCATCAGCCGGTCACGTGCCTGGTTGGACTGCGCGATCCGGGAGTCGACGTGAGCGTTGATCAGCTCGTTACCGAGATACACCTGAACCACCGGCGCCCCGGGATTGAGCTGCGGAAGAGCCAGCGTCTGCCCGTTCGGCAGGGCGAACGAGGGAACCACCGAGGCGATCCCCTGGAGATCCGCGCGGAGGTCCGGAAGCTTCGCGGCCATACCGTCGAGGAACCCTTGCATGGTGTCCTCGCCCATCTCCATCATCACCCGGGACGGGGAGTGAATGTCGAGGGCGCCCGCGAGGCCGCCAGACACAACGTTCGCGATCTCCGAGGCGATGGAGCGCAGCTCTCCCAGCTTGGAGGCGATACCGTCGATGAACCCCTGGACCAGTTGGCGGCCGCGGTCCAGGAGAGCGGTACCGACTCCGGCGAGCGCGCCCGCCACCCGGTCGGGCAGCGACTTCACATCGGCAATGGAGTCCTCGCCCATCTGCCGGATCTTCGCGACGAAATCGTCCTTGATCTCCAGCACCTTCTGCCCGATCCAGCGAGCCAGACGGATCAGCTGGTTCTGGACGCCGTCAACGAATCCGATGATGAACTCGGTGGCCTTCTCCGCCATGTCCTTGATGAGGTCCTTGGCATGCTGCCACGCCGCGGAGAAGTCGCCCTTGAGGAAGTCGGCGAGGATCGTCAGGGCCGGGACGACGATGCCGTTGATGAAGTTCACGACGATGCCCAGACCGCCCTCGATCAGCTTGAGCAGGAGATCGATAAGCGGCTGGATGACGGGCATCAGCTTCTCAAGGAAGGTCAGCTCCAGCTCGAGGAACGCGACGATGACCGGGGCCAGAGCAGACAGGAGGTTCCCGAACGTCTCACCCAGCTTGGCGAGCGCCGGCCCGAGCTCCACCAGGATCTGCGTGAGAATCGGGAAGATCTTCGTGGCGAGTTCGATGAACGGGGGGAGGATCTTCGGCAGGACGTCCGTGGCCAGCGTCGTGAAGATCGGCAGGAGCTGCGTGGCCAGGTTCTTCGCAAGCTGCTCGATGAACGGGGTGATCTCGAAGAACACCCGCGCGAGCGCGTTGAATAGCGGCGTCAACGCAGGGAGGATCGCGGCAACCAGCGTCCCGAACAGGTCGATGATCGGGGCCGCGGCCTCGACGAGCTTCCCGAACACGTTGGCCAGCGACACCAGAACCGGACCCAGCGCCGTCACGATCTTCGTCAGCGCGCCACCGAGAGTCTTCACCAGGGACTGCACCGGGCCCGCGAGTGCCTGGAAGATCGGGCCCAGAGCCTGGATGGCCTGAGAGATGATCGGCAGGACCGTCGTGGCGATCACGCTCATTGTCTGCGACAGAGCCTTCAACGCATCCTGGAACCCTTGCGTGGCCGTCACGTCCTCGAACGCCTGAGTGATCTTCTCCAGCGTCCCGAACAGGCCATCACCCTGCGTCTGGAACCCGTCAATGATGTTGCCCAGACCACCGAAGATGTTCCCCGCGATCCGGCCAAGCTGCTTCAACGCCTCAACCGCGCGATCGATCGCCTTCTCCAGCGCCCCCGAATCGAACGCCTTCTCCAGCCTGTCAGAGATCTCCGTCGCCGCACCGCCGGCCGCCGCCGTGATCCGGCCGAACGCGGGGGTGGCGGCCGCCGCGATCTGCAACAGGCCGGTGACGATCTGCCCGGGCACCGCGTTCAGGTTCTGGAGAGCCTGCCGCGAACCGTCCAGCGCCACACCGAGGGTCCCGTTCTTCCCCATCCTGGTAGCTGCATCCACGGCACCCAGAGCCATCGCATTCAGCTCGCCGGACGCCTGGAACAAGGCCTCTTTGACATCAGGGAGCGTGGCCTCCGACAGCTGGTGCAGGGCGCCAGCGAAGCCCTGAAAAAAGTTCTCCTGCACCCCCTGCTGGATCGCCTTGAACTCCGACTTCATCTTGCTCAGCTCGGTGACGAACGAGCGGGCCCGCGGCGACAGCTGCTCCATCGCCTTCGCGAGATCCTCAGGCTTCGCCTCGGGGTCGAACGCAGTAGTGATCGCCTCCCCAACCCCCTGCATCGCCAGCTTGAGCGTCCCCGACGCAAGCTGCACCGTCAGCAGACCAGACACCGCCAGAGCGGCCGCCGGAGCAACCGACTCCAGCGACGTCACCAGACCGGCCAGGAGAGGCGCAGCCGAGCCCGCGGCCGCCCCGATCCCGCCGATGCCTGCCGCCGCCCGCCCGAGTCCCGGCAGCATCCCCGAGATGCCGCGCGCAATCCCCGCGATCGCGTTCCGGCCCCGCCCGTCCCGGTCCACATCGACATCGATTTCGATGTCGTCCGCTTCGGCCTCAAGCTCAGCCGTGATGGCGGCAAGCTCAGCGTCGAGGGCGGCGATGTTGGCGTCGAGTTCGGCGTCGAGCTGGATCGTCGCGGCCCGGTCCTCCGCAATGTCGATGACGTTGTCGAGTTCGCGGAGCAGATCCTCCAGCGTCTCCAGCGTGTCGAGTTCCGCCGTCAGCTCGACCCCGGGGAACGCGGCTTCCGTCTGGCGGACGATGGCGTCCAGGTCACCGAGGAGATCCGCGACCGCGTTACGCCGGTCCATCGTCGCCTCGAGCTCGACGTCCGGTGCGCCGGCTTCCGCGACCGCGATGATCCGCTCGAGCTCATCCTGGAGCTCCGGTAGCGCGCCAGCCGTCGAGATGACCAGATCAACTTCCGCTTCGGACGCCATCGAACCTCCCTCAGTTCCCCATCATCGCCGCAACCGCGTTCATCGTGGCGGCCGAATCCTCTCCGTCATCATCCCACTCGTCCTCGAAATCACGCGGCGGGATGGACAGGGAGAAATCGAACTTCAGACGCCCCTTCTCATCAGCGCCCTTGGTGCACACCGCGTACACCGCAGCACACCACTCGCCCAGCGAACGCTGCCACGGATCCACTCCGGCCAGAACCAGCCGGCCGAGAATGTCGGGGGACTCCGACGTCCGGATGAGACGCGCCACCTCCCACCACTTGCGGCCGCCGGCAACCCCGAGGACCCGAAGCGATTCGTCCCTCAGGTCCTGGGCCGCACCAGGATGCTCGAGGATCGCGTCGGCAAGCCTGTCTCGCGTGCGCGCGTCCGCGAGCGCGCCCGCGAGGCTGGAGATCCGGTCGAGGCGTCCCGCCCAGACAGCTGCCGGAACGTAAGGCACCTCGAAGTGAGCGGCTGCCACAGTGAAGGGAATCGGATCCCGGGAGTACGGGGATCGGTCACTCGGCATCGTCGTCGGTCTGTTCGGGCTGCTTGTCCTTGGCTTGCCGCTTGATCAGTTTCTCGAACACGGTCGTGGTGAAGTCCTGCACCAGGATCTCCCCGTTCATGTACCGGTCCGTGATGGCGTCCCACTGTTCGGGGCCGGCGGACTCTGCCAGTACGCGCGTCAACGCCCGAACCACCTTGGAGTTGCTCACCCCAAGGTGCATGACCATCATCAGCCGCTCGATACCGTCCGGGGGGAGCGGCTTGAACCGGTACGCCGTGCCCTTGATCTGGATCGTGTACTGCTTTTCGTCGCCCATGCAGCTCAGGTTACTCGGAAGCTGTAGCCGCGTGAGGCGGCGACCTCGCGGAGCGCGCGGTCCAGGAACGGGCGGGCCCGGGTGCCCGGATGGTTAACGACCTTGGCGTAGACGATGCGGCCACCGACCCGGAACCGGAGGGCCTTCGCGTTCCGCGGCCGGATCTGGTGCGGGCGCGTCCCGTCGTTGACCATGGCCGCATACTCGACGTCACTACCTACCGTGAACACGCTACGGAACGTGAATGTGCGGCGGGACTCCACCCGGATTGACGCACGCAGGCGCCCCGTGTCTACCGGCGCCAACACCTTGGCCCGGTTCACCACCTGCCTGGAAGCGATCTCCAGTTCACGCCTCGACGCGTTCTGCATCGTCCGGTTCAGAGCCGCCCGGTCCAGTCGCACTCTCGCCATCGATCTCCGCCAATCCCGCGTTCACCCAGCCCTGCACGCGCGCGGTGAGCGGCAGATCCGCTTCGTCGCCGGCGTACATGCCGTTGAAGCTCGTCAACACCCGCACCCGTACGGTCTTCGGCCTGGCCATGTCGTCTCCCTAACAGCAGATAGTCATACGGACGGTCACCTGCATGGTCCCGCCGATGCAGTTCCCGTCGACTCCGAACGGCTCATAGTCCCCCACGGCCACCTCCTCCGCACCGAGGCGTTCGTCGATGTTCCCGAACGCGCAGCACACCGCGGACTCCATGGCCTGCATGTCCGAGTCGAGCTGGAGCGCGGACGCCGTCCACTGGTCCTCCGAGGGCACCGTCTGGATGGGCGCAGACGGGGCGCAGCGCGCCACACCCATCTCCAGGATGAGCGTGCGTTGCTGCGTGAAGCAGGAAACGTTGTCGAGGTCGCCAAGCTGCTTCACTCCGGACACCCGGGCGATCCGTACCCAGCCCAGCCCGGTACAGCACTCGTCCGTCCCGGTCCCCAGAAGCGGGGTCACCTCCGCACCCGCGCGAAGCATGATCTTGTCAGCGGGGGGCGGGTTCGGGCCCGCCAGGAGCGCCGCCTCCAGACAGGCCAGGAGGTCCTGCGCAATCACCATCGCCGTACTCATCCGGCATACCTCACCGCGGGCGCATCAGGCGCGTACAAGCGCGCCCGCGAGGCACGCCGGTACGGGTTCACGGCCTTGATGAACAGGTCAACTTCCGCGATACCCGTCAGACCGTTCTCGAACAAGCTCGTAGGGTCGGCCACCTGCACTTCCACGCCGTTCCGGGACAGTGACGCAAGCTGCTGTGGGAGCACGCAGTCCCGGCCGGAGCACGCCTTCGCGAACTCGTTCGCGAAGATCCCCGCCGCGATCTGTCCCGCGCGGGGTACGAGAACACCGCGCTGGTAGGTGACTGCGAACGCCCCCTCCTCGTCGATGTTCGCGTCCATGTCCTGACAGTCCGGCCAGCACAGGCCGTCCGTACGCACCAGCACCGGAATGCCCCGGTACTGGTCCATCCGATACGACGATGGATCCACAACCAGCCCGTCAACCCGCACCTCGTCGACCACAGCGACAGGGCCCGGCAGGGCGATCTCACACGTCGCCGCACACGAGCAGCCGCCCGCACAGCCACAGTTCCGCCACACCCCGCTGTCAATCCACGGGATCATCCAGGGCGCGCCCGCCGATGTGGTCGACCCCGAGTTCACGGGAAAGACGAGGTAGCCGTTCGGCCCAGCACACCGGGGCCCACACGGGCGGATGGTGAGCGAGCAGGGACCGTACTGGCGCCCCGTAAGCGCCCACAGGATGTACGTCGCCCACGACGCAGCCGCGGACTGCACCCCGGGCGGATACGACGCCCAGTCCGGTGCACACGCAAGCTCGATGGGCCAGTTACAGGGCCCCTCCTCGGTCGGGAACGACGGGGCAGGGAACACCGGGTTGATCACGGGCATGGGAACACCTCCTACGGGGTCGGGAACTTGCCGGCGCGAACGAACACCGCCTGGGCCGGGTTAGACAAGTCCGTTGCCGTCCGGATCACGGCAATGTAGCCGATCAGTGCACCAACCGCCGTGACCGGCGCCGGCGTGAACGTCTCCATTCCGATCGCCGCCGTCGCGGCCGACAGGCTGGAGTAGGTTGCTTGCCCGTACTGCACGGCGATCTGTGCCGTGCTGATACCCGTAGCGAACACCCACACCCGTTGGATCGTCGACGTGTTCGTGCCACCACCAACGGGAGTGAGGACCCCTCCCACGTCGTAGTTGGCGGGGTCGATCGTTCCGACTGGCGGCGGCGTCGGGATGACCGATGTCCGCAGGATCCGCCGGATCGTTGCCGGGGTCTGCGCCGGGCTGCTGGAGATGTGCGGGTTGTCGGTGAGGACCCCCGACGCGAAATGGTTGGAAGCCCTGGAGAACAGCGTCCCGGCCGCCTTATTGAAGGACAGGTTCGCGCCGTTCGCTGTGACCGTGTTCCCCGAGAGACTGATCGGTCCAATCGCGTCCATCAGGTCGGCAAGCTGGTTCACAGGCTGCCCCAGGATCACCGGCAGCGTCTGCACCTCCACCAGCGTGGCAAGCCCCGTGTCGTACAGCGACACGCCAAGAGCGAGGTGCGTACGGCGTTGCTGCGGCGAAGGCTGCGCCGCCTGCTGGATCACCACCCCAGCCGAATCCATCAGCCAGTACGTGATAGACCGGGCCAGCGATCCCGCATCCAGCGGCACCACCTGCAACGGCCGGTCCACCTTGACGATGGACGGGGACACCGACGTCAACGAATTCACGTCAACGACGTACCCGACGAGCGCCGTGATCTCCACCGACTGGGCGGCGGCAATGTTCAACTCGCCGCCCGACGCGATGCCCGTCGTGAGGTCGGCATCCTCCTCCGACATGCCTACGTCGATCAGGACAGCCTCAGAGTCGATGTGGACCCAGTATTTACCCTCCTCGGCATAGAAGGTCAGCATGCCGAACGCGTCCGTGTTCAGCGGGTTCGGGAGCGGGATCGTCCCCGCCTGATCGGCGAACAGAGGGATCAGCGTGTTCGCGTGCTGCTGGAACACGCGCGCAGGCGTGTTGGAGGCAATGGCCCCGTTCGGGAACCACCACAGGTCCGAGTATTGGACGAGAGCCATGGCCCCCTCCTTCAGGTGAGCTGGACGCGAATGGCGGGGGCGGTGTCCGCTCCGTCTGGGATGCCGAACGTGCCCGGCAGGGCCCCGGACACCCCGTCCTTGTAGTAGCAGTTGAGGGGCCCGGTGAAGCTTGCTGCCGTCTCGGACACGATGGGGTCGAAGGTGAGCTGAGTGGTGAGCCCCAGGTTCACCACGCCGCCCTGCCGGCCGATCACTAGGTAGTGCAGCACGGGGCGTACAGCCGTACTCAGTCCGGTGATGGAACGGGACCCGGTCACCCCAGCCGTCACCGTGCCGTAGTCGGCGACCAGAGTGGTCGGCAGTACCCCGTCCGAGGCGTACAGGCCCATGCGGAGGTTCCCGCCGACGAGCGCGAGCGTCACGTTCCCGGCCATGGCCGTCAGGGTGCAGGACCGCCCGGGCCAGAACGGCAGGGCGAACATCCGGTTCACCGGCACGTTCGCGGTGCCCGTGTTCCCATACGGGGGAAGACTGTGCCATGCGGCCGACCGGATCACCGGGAGGTTACCTTCAGGCCCGATCGTCAGGGGCTCGCCAGCAAGCCCGTCCGAGGCGCGCACCTGGGACAGATCAGAGCGGTACCAGAGGTCACCGGCCGCAGGGGACGCCGGCGGTGCGGTCCTGTTGAGGAGGCGGAGCAGCTGCCCCATGCGTACGGACATCAGGGAACCGGTACCACCTGGACACGGAACTGTCCGGCGGTCGGGACGAAACCGAACGTGACGTCCACAGCGTTGACGCCGCTGGTCGACACTTCGGTGATCCAGTAGTCACCGTTGGCGACGTCAAACACCTGCACCACGACGTCCGTGGTGTTCAGGGAGTGCACGACGTTGAACGTGGACGCCGCTCCGTCGCCGATCGTTGCCGAGAAGCCCTGCGGGCCAGCCGCGTTGAGCTGGTTGACGTTCACGGCGTCAGTCCCGGCGGTACCGGGCGCAAGCTCCGTGATCTTGTTTCCGTTCATGTCGATCTGCTGGCCGAACTGCACACCGGGCATGGCTACCTCCTCAGGAGAGCAGTGCCCGCGGTCGGGGCACCGAACGTGATGGTCAACTGTTCGGAGTCCACATGCGCAACCTCCCCATCGACCGGCTGGCCGGCGACGAGAACAGTCACAGCGGGCGGAATGCCGATGTGATGATCGATGGTCCACACCGCAGCCGGGACCGGCTGCACGTGCACGAACGTTCCGGGCCACGCATCGTCGGCCTCGGCCGGATCCACCATCAGGTGGAACATCTCTCCGGCCAGTTCCGTGCAGAACGAGCCGGGAGCAGCGAAGAACGTCAGCAGCCCGTCAGCATCGGTCGGCGCCGGGTTGGCCAGAGACACGGTCCCGGCCTTGTCGGAGAACAGGGGGACGAGAACGTTCCCGCCGGTGAGCAGCACGGGGACAGTGGTTTCTGACGCCGGGCTACCGTTCGGGTAGGTGATGTACTGCGAGTACTTGATCAGCGGCATGAGGGCCCCCGTAAGGGCCCGTCCGGAGAGTGGTCGGACGGGCCCTACAACTCGATGTTACGGGGCCGGGGTGAGGGTCGTTGTGCCACACGCCGGCGTCGGCAGAGGAGCAGACGTCACCTCGTAGTGCATCGGCTGCGTCGCACCGATCGGGGTGAGGAGCTTCTCCAGCGTGGCCGGTACGGTCGCGTCGCGACGGACCAGGTACGGGCCGGTACCCCACTGGGAGTTGAACACCCCGCGCGCGGTGAACGTGAGCGTGAGCGCCCCGTTCTCGACGACGAACTCACCCCACTGAGCGTCCTTGACCCACGGGAACAGCCAGTAACCGTAGTTCGTGAACCCGCCGGCGGTGCACGCCTGCCCGGTGACTCCGGACCATAGTTCCAGGCCGAAGTTCGCCGACCCGGACACCGAGGCGTCGAGGCGGACACCGACCGTGTTCGGGGTCGGGGCAGCGTCGTCGACCACGAGGGGGTCACCGGTCACCAGGTTGATGAACCCGGGGTCGGTGGTGCAGATGTTCAGCGCGATATCGACCCAGCGCAGCGCGACCGGGGACCGGTCATCGATGCACAGGTCACCGTTCGCGTCGAGCTGGGTGATCTCCTCAGTGTCAGCGTAGTTCGGGGTGATCGTCCCCGAGATGAACGCCTTCATCGTGAGCGTGGCGCCGGCGCCGCTGACGATCGCGCCACAGGAGTCCAGCTTGGTCAGCCGGAGCATTTTGCCCCGGGCCAGGCTTGCGCAGATGGTTGCCATTACTCGTCACCTTCCTTCTTCGTACGGCGCCTCGGCTTGGGTGCCTCGGGCGGGGTCATGTATGCGTCGGCGAGGTACTGGGGGACCAGGAACTCGGAGCCGTTGCCCTGCGACACGACGTGCGAGGGCACGTGCGCGAGCGCGAGGAGCGCGCGCGCGAGCGTGGGGATGTCGCCGCCCTGCTCGGGCGCGATGTTGATCCATCCCTCGGTGTTCATCAGGGCACCGCCGGGGCGGTTGCTACCGCGGGCGCGGCGACGGGGACCTGTACGGCGAACACGTCGGGGCAGTCGAACGTGAGGCCGAACACCTCCTCGGCAACGACGTCCCACTGGTTCAGCGTCCGGTCCAGGGTCTGTGTCGGGTCGGGCTGGTCCAGGACACCGGACCGCCACATGTGGACGGCGCCGGTCATGAACGCCCACACGAACCCGGCCGCGGGCGCTACCCCGGCCGGCCCCGTGATGCCGTACCCGGCGCCGAGACTGACGGACGAGTTCAGCGGGGTCTTCCACGTGCCGGCCTCACGGCGGTCGAGGACGCCCGTGTACGCCAGGGCGTACGTCGCACGCTGGTTCACGTGGATCGTGCCGGTGTACCCGTAGACGCTGTAGAACGCCTCCTCGAGGGCCGCGATGGCGGTCCCCGCGCCGGGCGCGGCCGGGGTAACCACGGTGGTGCCTACGTGCCCGATCAGGTTCGGCTCGACGGGGACGACGGTGCCGCCCCAGAACCCCTCCTCGACAAGTTCCTGTTCGGAGGTGAGGAGTTGCTCCCTGACTGCGCCGAGCATCTCCGCACCCGTACGTCCGGCCGCACCGCAGCGCTTCCGCGCGACGACCCAGAACGGGTCGAACGGCATGACGTCCGACCCCTCCTCGAACGTCTTGGTGGGGTTCGCGATACAGGTCTGGTTGTAGAGCTGCGCGGTGCCGCAGTGGTCGACGATGAACTGCCCGCCGGCCGCAATGAGCGTCCGGTCCATGGTTTGGACGCTGGTCACGGCCTGGAACAGCCCGTAGTGCGCCGGTGTCGTCGGCGGTGCGGCGATCAGCTGATTGTTGTTGGTGACGATCTTGCCCATGAGTCCCTCCTTCCTTCTCCTAGGAGCCGCCGCCCGCTACAGGGACGACGAGCGGGCGGCGGCGGTCTAGGGGTGGGACTACGGGGCGTCGATGCAGTCGATGACGTGGGCACCCGTGGTGCCGCCGACGCAGCCGGTGAAGGTGTAGAGCCGCTGCCCGGGGCACGGGTAGATCGGCGCGAAGCCTTCCTCCGCGAACAGGCTGGTGTACTGGTTCGTGGCCAGCGATGCGGCGTCGTAGACGTTCGTCAGGGTGACGACGTCCTGGCGGGCCACCTGCACGGAGCCGGCCGGGTAGGCGAGGAACGACACGGTGGTGGGGAGCGCCAGCATGAACGGAGCCGCCGCGTCACCGCCGGGGAACGCCGCGTTGAGGGCGCCGCCCGTGATCAGACCGTCCTGCCATCCGCGGACGAACTGCACGCGCACGTTCATCACGGAGAACAGGGACGCGATGTACGAGTCGGAGACGGACAGGAGCTGTCCGGTGTCGCCGGTCCGGCGGCGGAGGTCGGAGCGGACCTGCTCGAGGATCCAGTGCGGCAGGGCGACTTCCACGGTGGCATCCCACGCCATGTAGAAGCGGTAGCGGATGTCCTCCGCGGCCAGACCCACAGCGGACAGGAGTGCCGCGGTGAACGAGTCGGTGCCGTCCGGGTCGACGGGGGTGACCACGGTCGCGGCGCCCGCGCGGGCGATGATGTCCGCGATGATGATGCGGTTCATCTCCGCCTCGTGGGCGGCGCGCAGGCCGCGGTCCCACGCGTCGACGACTTCGGGGTAGCCGGCCGCCTGGAGGAAGCTCACGCGGACACAGAGCGCCATCACGTCGAGGCGCCGGTTCTCGAACACCGGGCACGGGATCACGGAGCACGTCTTCGCGGTGTCCGCGATGACCTGCGCCTCGGTGAGGAAGTTCGAGCCGCCGCCGGCCGCCACGGCGTTCGCGTAGATCGTCGGGAAGTCCGGGTCGTCCGTGTAGTTGATGCCGCCGCGGGTGACGGTCACCGTGGGGGTGTCGAGGAATCCGACGGACCCGGTCCAGCTGTCACAGAGGTCGTAGTCGTTCTGCGACGGGGCACACCAGCCGGCGGCCGCGGTGAGGCTGGCGCCCTGGTCGATGGAATGCTGCCACGCCTTTGCGAGGCTGCCGCCGTGCAGGTGGCGTTCCCGGCGCAGGTCCCGCAGGATCCGCTGGGTCTCCTGCCCGTCGAGGGTGTCGACGATCTGATCGTCACGGCGGGTCCGCTTGAACTGTGCGATGGTCTGCCGCTGCCCGGGCGCGCCGCGCAGGCCGAAGCTCTCCGCGTTCTTGATCAGCGCGAGGCCGACCGTGTTGTTGCCGTTGTACTCGTCGCCGGCGCGCATGCCGAGAAGGCCCGCGGCTGTGGCGGAGAGTTCCGCGCGGACGAGGTCGGTGGTGCGCTTCGCGTCGAGGGGGACCGCGACCGGCGGCTGAGCGGCCATCTGCGCCACGGACGGGACCGCGACAGGCTTGGCGGCCGCGGGTGCCTCGGCGGCCGGGGCCTCGACGGCCGGGGTCGGGACGACCGGGGCGGGGATCGTGGGGAGCGGCGGCAGGGTGGCGAACACGTCACGGGACGCCTGCACGGACGCGGCCGCGTCGGCGCGGCGCTGCTGCTCCTCGACGATGGCGGGAAGCTGCTTCGCGAGGTCGGACAGCTCGTCGCCCTCACCGGCCGCGAACTCTGCCTTGCCGGACAGCTCGGCTCCGCGGGAGGCGATCCGCTCGTACTCCGCGGCGAGGGCCGTGTCATCGAGGGCGGAGAAGTCGAGCGCGGGGGTCTCTTCGGGGGTGATGTCGTCTGCCATGAGAGCTACTCCTTTGTGCGGCAGGGACGGAATGGACACGTCGCTGCGGCACGGCTCTCAGCTCAGCTACCACGGCTGTTGGCCACGATACGTCACGTGACGGTGCGTGGCGAGGGCGGCCGGGCGCGGGGGCTCGGCCGCCCTCTGGGTTACTTCGCGCGCGGCACGGCCTCGATGGTGCCTCCCTGGGGGGACGCGGCGCGCTCCATGCGGGCTTCCTGGAGGGTGGACACCACCTTGGTGGATCCGTCGTGCTTGAACGTGATTTTGTAGTCGGTCTGGGCCTGCCTCGCCCCGCAGCAACTCGCCATGTCAGCTCTCCATCCCTGTCTGCGCCCACGCCCAGCGTGCGCGCGCCACGACGTCATGCGACTCGCATGACGCCTCATGCAACTCGCCTGAGACCGGTACTACACCCGTCGAGGCGATCAGCGTGCGCTGCACGCCCTTCTCATGCTGCCCGACTGTCGAGAACGCCACCCGCGCGCGCGGGACCGGGAACCCGGGCGAGTTGACGGAGCACACCGCGATCAGCTCCAGCGCCCCACCAACCCGCCGCCAGTCCCCCGACACCGGAGAGGAACGGAACACCTGCACCGCTTCCTCCGCCGCGCCCGGAAGGATCCACCCGGCCACCCAGATGCCGTGCTCGTCCTCGCCCGCCTGCACGCGCGCTACCGCAGCCGCCGGATCGTCGTAGTGCGCGGCCGCCGCCTGGAACGCGAGCGCCGGATCAGCATGCCGCGGCCCGGCCACGAGAGTGCCTACAGGCAGCGTGTAACCCTCGGCGGTCGGCTGCTCAGACGTGTGGAAGTAGGCGTAGCCAGTCTGCGAGGCGGGCGCCGTCACACAGCCGGGGAGGCCGACGTGGCAGGTCTCCCATCCCGCAATGTGCCCGAACACCCGGCCGGTGTCACTGATCGTGAGCGGTGTGAGGCGGTCGAGGTCGGGTTGCCGGAACCAGTCCGTGGGGGGAAGCGCCGGCGCCGCGGACGCCGTGAGCGCGAACGGAGCCGGCCGGTCGAGCCGCTTGTAGATGCCGCGCAGCACCCGCTGCATGGCTGCGGCGTCCGCCGGCGTCTTGCCCGTGCGCGCGCCCTTGGTGGCGGCCGCGGCCGCGAACACGCCGGCGGGGATGATGGTGAGGGTGCCGTCGATGACGTCGGCGATGCCGAACCCGTACGCGCCACGCGACTCGGGGTTGGCGTTGTCGTCCTTGCGGAGGAACGCGCGCGCGTACTTGGCCCAGTCGGGATTGTCTGGTCCGCCGGCCCAGCTGAACACCCGGTCGGCGGCCGCGGCCCCGTCCCACGCGCGGGAGCCGTCGGCGATCGGCATGTCGGCCCAGCCGGACGAGCGTACTGACGCGGTGAGGGCGTACGGGTGCGGGTCTTCGTCGGGGTCGTCGTCATCGGCCATGTCGATGCTGACGCCGGAGAACGCGGGAATCTGTACGAGGGTGGCTCCCGCGATGCGCGCCCGCGTGATGACGATCATGCCGTCATCGTCCATGGCGTACTCGAGGTCGTCCATGTCGTCGAGGAGGTTCGGGCCGACAACCCCAGCCTCGATGAGCGTCTGGACCTCGCGCACGTCCACGTCGTCGAACAGGTCGACGGACGGCCCGGTCACCCCGAGGTCGGTCTGTGCCATTGCTTCGGCCGCGCCGCGGACGGGCAGGAACCGGCCCGACGCAGTGACCATGCCGGAGTGGTTGTCGATGGTCAGCGTGTCGATGGAGCCGACGGTGACGCTGCCGGAGTGGCCGGAGTCGGACACACGCTGCCACATCAGCGGCAGTGGCAGGTCACGGTTCGTGAGCGCGCCGGGGGCGATGATGCGCTTGTCGCCGGTCGGGGTGCCGATGCGCGCAAGCACCGCGGTCCATGTGCGGGTCATCGAACTATCTCCCATTCGACCATGTAGGCGCCGTCATCGTCCCGTATGAACCCGACGAACTTTCCCAGTTCGCCGCCCTCGGCCCATGCTGTCCGGTGCGCGTCGAGGAGCGCCGTTTCGATGGCTTCCTGTATGGGGGCCCGCCACTCATCCATCCAGCTCACGGGTTCTGCCTTTCTGTCCAGTCGATAGTCTCACCCAGCACGGTCGGGAGGATCGTGCACCGGCAGTTGATGACCTCTTGCGCGGGCCCGCGCGGGTCGCCCGGGAACAGGAGCGCCGCGCCGCCCACCCGGAACGGCTCCGACATGAGCGTGCGTTGCCCGTCCGCTGCGTTGTGGGTGGGCCGGGTGCGCTTGTCGTCGGTGGCTATCCACGTCTTGAACGGGGCGACGTCACCGCGCTGCTCGGCGTCGAGGACAGCGGCCCGGTACACCCCGGCGTTGACGGCGCCGAGAGTCTCGGTCCGGGCGACGGTCTGCGCCCGGCCGCGCCAATGCTCGCTCCCCGACGCGGTGAGGACGGCCTGCACCTCCCGCGTGACGTCGGCGATGGGACGGCCTTCCGTGATGCCGCGCTCGATCTCCCGGACGACCAGGCTGTACACCTCGTCGGGGAGGCGTACGAGCCGGTTCCCTGCCTCGTTCAGGTAGGTCGACGTCCACGGGTCGGTGAGCGGCTCTCCGGCGCGCGTGACGCCCCGCCAGGCGCGCGCGAGGACGTTCCCGATGGCCGGGCGGATCTCCTGGTCGACCTGCTCTGTCCAGAACCCGTCATGGTCGGACAAGCGGGCGGGGTCAAGCGGCCCGCCCTCGGGGACGACGGCCGGCCGCACCCTGTCGAGGTAGCGGCCCAGCGACCGGAACCATGCCCGGCCGATCCGCTCTTCGCCCTGGCGGATGGTGTCGTTGGCGCGGAGCCTGGCCGGGAGATGCGGGTCGCCGCCCGGGGGTGTGGTCACCACAGCTTCCGCAGGAAGAACGCGAGGTGCTCGGGGTCATGCGCGCGGCTGGTCGACAGTAGCCACCCGGTGTAGGCGCGGATGCTGTCCTGAAAGCGTGCCGGCTCAACACTGAACGCTTCGGCGACACGATCCGTGAACTGGAACGATCCCTCCATGAGCGCGTCTACGTTGCCCGGCTGGATGACGGTGTGCAGCTCCTCGCGGGGGGTGGACTTGAACTGTCCGCGGTTCTGGTTCGTCAGCAGCCGGCCGCCGGCGCGGGAGAGCGCGTCAAACACGATCAGCTCCGCGGCGGCGACGAGGCCGTCCGGTACCGGTTCGGGGGTCGGCTCCTGGCTACGCGTGGACGGGAGTGCGCGTGCGGGCGCAGGCTCGGGGGACTCCAGCTCTCCGCCCGGGGTCACGTTCGCGTCGACACCAGCAGCCGCCGGCGCAACCTCGAGTCCAAGGTTCAGAGCGTCCGCGATGGCAGGGTCGGCGAGGAGCGTCGGGGCGACGGAGACGAGCTTCTCCAGCATGCGGCGGGTGCGCTCCTCCGGCGACGGCATCGCGTCCTCGGGGACACCGTGCTCGGACAGCATGTATTCGTCCGAGATGAGTACCTTGTCGTACAGGGATTCGAGGGTCTCGGAGGCGTCGGGCCGGGCGACGATGGCTGTGGTGTCCCAGCCGATCTCCCGTAGCTTGGCCGTCTCTGCCGTCTCGCCCATGGCGATCAGGGCCGGCTGCATCCAGTGCTCGCTGATGGCGTCGCCGATGGCCTTGAGGAGCGTCTCAATGTAGATCTTGTAGGTGTCTTCCTCCACCTTCCATGACGTCCAGTGGTTCGACTCGCCCTGTGTGCCCTCCGCGACGTCCTTCGGCATGTCGAGGGACGCAGCCAGGCGGGTACGCCCGTCCTGCCGCAGCTCGACAACCTGCCCGTCGAACTGGGTGGAGATGTCGTAGTGCGCGAACGCGCCCCCGTTCGCGATCAGCTCGCCGGGGGCCTGGAACGCCATCGGGACCTGCGAGGAAGCCTGGCCGGGGTTGGAGAGCCCGTACTCCGCGGAGGTGAGGAGCTGGTCCATGAACGACTCGGACGACGTCTGGAAGTCGCCCTTGGGGAAGTCGAGCTCCTCGGCGATGGCCATGAGCCCGTTGAGGGCGATGCGAGAGTCGAGGCGGGCCGCGATGTTCTGCGTCGCCTTCTCGATCTCGCGGAGGATGGGCAGGGCGGGGCGGACGGCACTGTCGGCTTTCGACTGGTCGAACGGGTGCGGGGACCAGACGCGGATCATGCGGTCCTGCGCAGTCAGGGTGATCGCGGCGGCGGTCATGGGGTCGGTGTACTGCCACGAGTCGCCCTTGGCGCGCACCTTGTCGCCGGACAGGACCAGCCACGTGTCCGGCTGCTGGGGTTCGCCCGGCCGGATGATGATCCACGCTTCGCCGGTGACCTGCCAGCAGATCGCGACCGTGCGGAGGAGCCCGGCGCGCTGGGATGGTCCGCCGAATGCCTGCATGGCGACGGTTTGTGCCCGCTGGTCGTCTGACGGGCCGGTGGGCTTGCCGGTGTCGGGGTCGATGTCCGTGGCGTGCAGGTCGGCCTGCGAGACGGCGTTTGCGATCCACACGACGGGCGCGCGTAGCTCGCCGATCACGTCGTAGTAGTAGCGGGCTTCGTTCTGCCACTGGTCCGTTGTGGACGTCGCCCGGGCCCGGTTGAGTGTCCGCACCCCGGGCCCGGACATGGGCACGGCGGCCGCGAGGATCGTCTTGGGCGCAGGGTCATGGCCCGTCCCGCGCAGCTTGTCGAGGAATCCCATCACTCACCTTCCCGTGAGGCGAGGTACCCCGCCACGTAGCTGTAGGCCAGACACAACGGTATGGCTGCCCAGCGGGGCCACAGCCCGGTTTCGGCGCCCACAGTGGCCACGGCTGCGCCCATCCAGATGCTGACGCACCAATCGCAGGTGATCAGGTAGGACAGCATGCTGTCTTTGCCCCACCTGAGGATGAGCCGGCGGCGCACCGGGTGGAGGATCTGGTCCCGGGTGATGAGCCGCGTGAGGCGTGCGGTGACGAGTGCGCCGATGGCGAGCGTGATCGCGTCCATGATGCTCCTTAGGATGCCGCACGCGCGCGCGCACGGTCGTCACACGCTGCGCTGTGTGCATGGATCTCATACCGGTTCTCGTCTGCGTGGGCGCACTCGGAGCAACAGTAGGCCGCTCCGGAGGACACCAAGCGGGTGCAGTTCGGCAGTGCCCTGCAGGGCTGGAGGTCCTGAATGGGTGCTGTCGCGCGCTGTTGGGCGCGTCTGCGGGCAGCCATGGCCGGGTGCATACCGCCGGCGGTTCGGCCCTTGAGGGCGTGCGGCGACGACAGGACCGACTCGGCCCGGTCGTGCTTTTTCATGAGGAACGCGACGGCGTGGACCATAGCGTCGATCCGGTCGGGGGAGTCGTTGTCTTCCTCGGGGATCCACGTCGTCAGCTGGTCCTCGAGTTCGGGGAACGCGCCGACGTGGCAGACGCGGCCTTGTTCGTAGCGCATGGCGACGGGCTGCGCGCGGAGTCGCTTGCCTTGAGAGGCGTTGACGCGGCGGACGGGCGGCATGCCGGCGTTGGGGTACAGCTCCTTGTACACGGCGCGCAGCACGCTTTCGATCCAGTCCTTGCCGCCGTTGTCCTCGACGATCAACAGCGAGGCGTTCCACTCTTCGAGGAGTCCCCAGGCGCGGCGGGCGGCACGGTCGGGGGACATCTTCTCGGAGCAGTCGGCGAGGATGTAGTTGCGGTTGTCGGTCCCGCGGCCGGCGACGACGAGTCCGGTTTCGTCGCCTGCGCCGGTGCCTGCGGGGTCCATGCCGATGACGATGTTGATGAGTTCGGGCGCTTCGGGGACGCGGTGTTCGTCGATGTGGCGGCGTGCGACGAGCGCGCCGGGAAGGTCCTCGAGGACTTCGGCGTCGAGCTCCTGTCTGCCCAACGTCGTGCCCTCATATTTCGAGACGACGGCACGACGGAAGGTGGGAGCCAGGTTGGCGAGGTTGTCGTAGGTCGACCCGCGGACCGTGACGGTCATCGGGTCCTTGAGGAGCAGCTTGATCAGGGGGAGGGGCCGGGGTGTGGTGGTGACGCAGATCTTGGGGTGGTCGCCGAGGCGCATGCCGAGCTGCGCCATGTCCCAGGCTTCCTGGAGGTAGCGCCAGGCTGCTAGCTCGTCCATCCATCCGTAGTGGTGCTGGGGGCCGCGGAGGCGGTTCGGTTCGTCGGCGCTGTAGAGCATCTGGATGGCGCCGTTGGGGTAGGTGAGGCGGCGCTTGGAGGGCTCGTAGACGGGGCGGAATGTGGCGGGTGCGCATGCGAGGATCCCGGACTCGCCTTGTACGAGGACGTCGCGGGTGTCGCCGGCCGTCGGGCCGATCAGCGCGCCGCGTTCGTACTTGCGTGCTTGCAGGATCGCCCACTCGGCGCCCATGCGGGTCTTGCCGAATCCGCGGCCGCAGAGGGCCATCCAGACGTCCCAGTCGTCGCCCTCGGGTGGGCGTTGTGCGGCGCGTGCGTGTGCGCCGGGACGGCCGGGGTGGGGTCGTCCGTCGCAGTCGGGGACGGCGCAGAGCCACGGGACCTTCCCGGCCTCGAGGTCCTGGAGGGACTGCTCCAGGATGGTTTCCAGCCGCGCGAGGTCAGCGGGGGATAGCCGCTGGAGTTCGGCGCGGCTGATCTTCACGACCGTCCTGCCATCTCTTCCTCCATGCGGCGGACGATGTCCTCGACGCGGGTGACGGCGTCGGACGTCTTCTTGTCGTCCTTGAGCATCAGGAAGTTCTGTTCGACCTTGGCCATGGCGGTGAGGGCTTGGGTCCACAGCATGGTGGGGTCCTGGTTGCGTTCGATGAACACGTCGAGCCGGTTGGAGAGGTGGGCCTTGAGCTTGCGCATCAGGGCGAGGTTCTCGTCTCGGCTCTCGGCCATCTCGTGGACGAGTCCGTCCGTGTCCGCGGTGAGGATGTACGCGTCATAGGCGACAGATCGTGACACCCAGTCATGCGCTGCGCACCAGCGCTCGCAGAGCGTGACGGATTTCCCCAACGCTTCCGCCACGGAGGCTGCACTGCGCGCCTTCCCCTGGTGCAGGTACTCCTGGAAGGCGCCGTGCGCTACGGAGGATTCACCATCGCGTCTGGTCCAGATGTAGTCCGTCACCGTGTGCTCCGTTCAGGTCACCTTCCTGCACAGGAAGTAGTCGTGCTCTTTGATCTCTACGATCGCACCCTCGTACCCCGCGGGGCATGCGTCCGCGGTGTCTCCCTGGGGGCCGCGTTCGCCTTGAGGTCCTGCCGGGCCGCTTGGGCCAATAGGTCCTGTCGCTCCCACGGGTCCCTGCGGACCAGCCGGCCCGACAGGACCCGCATCCCCTGGCGGACCCTGTATGCCCGTGTTGCCTGTCGGGCCTGCCGGGCCCGGTTCACCAGTCGGGCCTGCCGGGCCCGGCGTGCCGTCCGTTCCGTCGCGCCCATCCCGTCCGTCCTTACCGTTGCTGCCAGTGTCTCCCTTGGGGCCGGCGACGGGGGTGCCGCCGAGGGACCGGACCTGTTGTGCGAGGGCGGTCCGGTCTCGTTCGGCGGTGTCGAGGCGTTCGCTGATTCCTCGCCCGTAGGCGGCTGCGGAGGCGATGCCGACTGAGACGGCGATCACCAGGATCCACCATCTCAATGAGGCTTTCACGGCTTGCTCCCGGTCACGAGGTACAGGATGACTCCCACGATGACAGGGCCGACTAGGACCGTCCAGAACCAGCGGGTGACGGCGGCGAGGCGTGCTTCGGATGCTGCCTGCGCCTTTTCGAGGTCTTGCTGGTCTTTGGTGACGCCCTGGATCTTCAGTTCGAAGAGTTCCCGGTCGGTGGCGCGCTGCTCCTGCGTGACGTACAGGGCCTCTCGGTCAATGAGCCGTTGTACGTCTGCGCGTAGGCCGCGGATCATCTCTGCCAGCGTGGGGTCATCCATGGGTGTTAGGCCGGGTTGGGCCAGGAGAGCATCGCGAGCGTGGCGTTGGTGAGGGTCACGGGGTCGTCGCTGCGGGAGATGAGCTGGAAGGCGAGGAGTCCGTTGACGCGTCCGTTGATGGTGACGGAGCGCTGGATGGAGAGGGCCGGGTTGCCCATGCCTTCGATCTGGGTGGGGTCGCCGACGAACGTGCCGTCCATGGGGCGGACTTCGACTACCTCGTTTTCGCCGAGTCCGTCGATGGTGAGGTTGAGGGTGGCGGAGTAGCGGCCGCCGTTGAGGACGGTGGCGCCGTTGGCGGCGTGGCCGCCGGGTTCGTCGGTGTTCTCGGCGGTCCAGTAGATGGTCTGGGGTGCGTCCTTGGTGAGGGTGTAGTTCTCGGGGCGGGCGAGGACGGTGAGGTTCGGAGAGGCCACGTCGGGGGTCCCTGTCGTCGGTGTGGTGGGCGCCGTGGGGTTCCACGATGCCGGGCGGTCGAGCCGCTCTTGGATCTTCGCACGGAGGTCGCGCATGTTGGGCATGCCGGGGCCGGTGGGGTCGGACTTGTCGCGGGACCATTCGCGGTGCGCGATGACGGACTTCGAGGTCCATCCGTAGGCGCGGCAGATGGCGGCGGAGGCGCGGATGATGGCGTCGACCTGCTCGGCGGGCCAGGGGTCATTGCCGTCACCCATGTTGATGCATTCGTAGCCGTAGAAGTGGGCGTTGCCGTCGACGCCGTTGCTGTTGCCGCGTTGGGTTGCGGGCGGGTAGTCCCCGTAGCGTTCGTCTTTGACGGCGGCGAGGACGTTGGGGTCTCCGCCGCCGGCGTGGTTGGAGCGGCCGACGCTGATGATGCGGACGGTGCCGTTCTTGTCGATGACACCGTGGCAGAGAGGGCCGGGGAGTTCGGCGTAGCCGCTGCGGCAGAGTTCGATGCTGGCGGCGATTCCGCGGCTGACGGTGTGGTGGATCATGACGCCGTTGATGGGGCCCCATCCGTCGCCGCGGTTGCCGCGGGAGTGGGTGCGCCAGTTGCCGACGGTTTCGACGCGTACGCCTTCGGCGCGGAGTGCGTTGATGAATTGGTCGGCGAGGAGTGGATTCGCCATCCTGATCACGTCCCTGTGTCGGTGGTTGGTACAGGGTACGCAAGGGACCCCCGCGGCGCGCAATCGCCGTGGGGGTCCTGGTGCTCTGATCAGGGAGCGGGTCCGATGCTACTCGCTGTCGGGTTCGGGTGGGTACCAGCCGCCGCGTTCGGGGTCGTAGTCGGTGCCGTGGCCGTCGAGGCGGGGGTCGGGTTCGGGTTCAGGCATTGAAGGTGTCCTCTCCGTTCAGGAGGTCAAGGGCGTGCTGGAGGAG